GAGAACGACAATCTGCCAGTGGTCACAAATTGGGTCAAGGCATCCTCCATGGAATGCAGGCCGCGTCCGATGGCTTCCCTGGCGGCCTCGGCCGCAGACGCCGCATCATCTGCGTAGTCTTGAAATGCGCCCTGGGCGGCGGTGCGTAAACGCGCCAGCGCGCTCAGGTCGTCGTCCCCAGCGGCAGTCGCATTGGCGGCCAGACGCTGGCGGTGCGCCTCGTCTAAGCGCTCAATCTCCTCACGAAACGCAATCTCCGCCTGACGCTCCTGTGCGGCGCGACGCGTCTGGGTCAGGTCCACCTCTGACAGCAGGGCGTCGCGGCGACGCTGCTCATGGGCGCGATCAAGCCGTTCAATATCGGCCAGGAATCGACGACGCCCGGCTCGCTCTGCCTGCTCCTGTTGGCGTTGGCGGACGGCGGTCAGGTCCACGCTCAACCCGTCCGCATCGTCCGCATCGGCGCCCAGCGCCGCGTCGCGGTACTGCGCGACCTGTTGGTAGGCGGCACCCAACTGGCGCAGCAAGTCGCGCTGCTCGGCGATGTCTTGCTCGAGTTGCTCGCGCCGCTGGCGCGCCTCGATGTTCCGACGGCCGGTGCCGCCGACAGGCAGCGCCGCCTGCTCGGCGAGCAATGCGTCGAGCTGCGCGCGGGCCGAGTCGATATCCACCTCGATGTCCACGGCCAGTTTGGCGCGGGCGGATTGACCGAGCTCGTCGAGGCGCTGCACCAGGTCGAGCACAGATTCCCCCAACTCATCGCTGTCATCGGCCGCCCCCCGGGCATTGAGCGCAAACAGCGCCAGCGCTTCGGCCGCCAAGATCGCCACGCCGACCGGCCCACCCAGGGCGGTCAAGGAGCGACGCAGGCCGACGGCCGCCGCGCTGACCAGACCCATGCGGCGCTGGAGGCGCACATACGCGCCCACCGCGCCACCAATGCGGCTGGTGAGCACGCGGTGCGCGCCGGACAGCAGACGCACTTGCAGCACGACGGCGCCCACGGCCAGCGCCGCCGGCGCCCAGCGCACGCCCAGGCCGGCCAGGGCGCCCAGGGCCGCGGCGGCGCCGTCACTCTCCTCGGCAATGGCGCCGACCGAGCGCGCCAGATCGCCCACGGCGCCGGCCAGTCCGCCGCGACCGATCCGGTCTTGCAGCCGGTCTAAGGAATCGCCGAAGTTCGACAACGCGCCGGTCAGTGAGTCGGCCAGCTGCTCGGTCGCCCCCTCAAACGCCTGCTCGCTGCGGGCAATGTCCACGAACGCGGCTAAGATAGCCGTGCGGCTGTTCTCCACGACGCGCACGGTATCGCGCCACTCGATGCGCACTTCCTCGCCGATCTTACGCACCTGAAAGCCGAAGCCCTCAATCGGATCGTTCTCCCCGCGCCCGACTGCGGCTAAGGCCTGGGTGAGCTCGCCTAATGAGCGGCCTGACGCCGAGGCGATATCGCCCAGGGCGCGCAGGTCATCGAGTTGCGGGCGGAAGTTGGTGGCTTCGAGCTGCAGGAACCCGTCCACCACCTCGCGCAGGGCAAACGGCGTGCGCGCCGCGTAGTCCTGCAATTCGGCAAAGCGGGCGCGGGCGGCCTCGGCCGAGCCGGCAAACACCCGCAGCCGGATACGCAGCTGCTCGAAGGCCGCCGAGGTCTGCACAATGCCGCTCAGCACCCGTCCGCCGACGTACAGACCAGCCAGGGCGCTGCCCAGTCCCAGCGTCGCCCGGCGGCTTTGCTCGGCACTGAGGCGCTGGCGGTTCTGCTCGGCCACCAGGGCGCGCAGGCGGGCGGTCAAGGCGGCCGTGCGCTCGGCCGCCCGGGCCTGCGCCCGGCCTGCCTGGGCCATGCCCCGTGCAAGCCGAGCGCTGTGGCTATGTAAGCGTTGTGTGGCCGCGCCGGCCTGACTTATGGCCGCCCCCATAGTACGGGTGGCGGGAGTCTGGCGGGCGGTGGCGGCGGTCAGTCGGTCGGTGGCCGCTGCGGTGCGCTCGGTGGTGGTGGCAGTCTGCGCGGTCTGCTGCCGGAGACGGCCGAGGTCTTGCTCCACCACCCGCAACTCGCCGGTGTTGGCATCGACCTCAACCTGGACTTGCAAGCGCAGGTTGTCAGGCATGGCAATGCTCCAGGGCGGCTTGCTCCATCATCATCAGGTCGGTGTAGAGCCGTGGCTCAGGGCGGATGTCCAACCAGGTACATACGGCCAGGCATTGCTGCCAGTCGAGCCCGGCCGGGCGGCCGTCCCAGTGGTGGCGCCAGGGCGCGCCAAAGAACACGCGGGCGGACGCTGCGTTGGCCGGCAGGATGTCAATCTCAGCGTCACCATTAAGCCAGGCGCGCACCGCGCCGGTCAGTTTCCCAGGCGCCGCTCGCCGGTGATGTGGTCGGTGTACGTGCGCAACAGAGCTTCGCGTACGTAGGCGCGGCGCAGTAAGGCTTCGAGGACCTCGGCGCTGTAGGGCAGATCGTTGCCCTCGGCGTCGGCCAGGCCGTCCACATGCACGACAATGCGCCGCAGCAACGCGTCGGCATCCGTCAGCGCCTGCTCCAGCCGCTCTCGATCCAACTCGACAAAGCGCACGGTACAGACCTGCGGCTCGGTCTCACCCGGGGACAGCACATTGACCGACGCGGTGAACTCACGAGTCTGATCGGGCTTGAGGATTATCAGTTTCATGGTCTATACTCTCCAGTTATGTCACGCACTGTGCTCATGTTGATGTTGCTGGTCCTGCCGGTCACGGCGCCGGCGCACGAACCGTTATGGGTCCCGGTCACGCCCGCCGGCGTTAGCCCGTGCGAGCTGCCCCGGGTGCGCTGCCCGCTCTCGTTACAGCGCATCCACAGGCACCTCAGCGCAGCGGTGGTCGAGGCAGATCAGGCAGCGCTGGATTATTGGTGGCGGCGTCTGCGCATCTGGTATGCGTTTAACCCCGACTACCGCCACCATCTGCATCCGCACCGCTGAACATCCCTGTCTTCGTTCGTTCTTCGACCCTTGCTTCTGAGGCCTTTTCTCGGCTGTCCGTTACGCCGCCTGCCCGTTGATATACAGCGCCGGGAACCCGTCCTGTTTCGGCTCGGTGACCTGGCAGTTGATTTGCAACTGCTCTTCGGTATCCCGTGACTTGAGCTCCATCGTGCCCGCCGCGCTCACGTTGCACCGCGGCGCATAATAATTATTGCCCTTGCCGTCGGCAGCGTCCTCGACATAACGTATCGCTGCGCGCAGCTGCTTGTCGCTGGCCTTGACTACCGGCACGGTCTGCGCCACCGGGGTATAGGTCACCTTAATCTCACCTGCGGTAATCATGCCGCCTGCCGGGATGTACAAGCGCCCGTGGGCAGCATCTACTACGTAGTTGGTATCGTCGGCGGTGATAGTCTTGTTTTTTTGTTTCACTACGAAGGCATCGGCAGATACGCCGATGACGCCGCCCGGTTTGGTTTTAGACACGCCCAGCGGATACCAGTAACCCGGCCTGACATTGAACGTCTCATCGGTCACCGCCGACGCCGCATCGGTCTGCTCGGCGACATCCCCGATCACAAACAGCGCCAGATTGGCAGCCTGGATGTCGTGCATGGTAATGGTGATGGTGCGGGTGACCTGTGTGACCACCTCACTGAGCAGGCTGGAGGACGGGCCGTCGCCGGAATATACAGTGGTCGTCTCAGTTTGCACCTGCAATGACCCGCCTACGGTGTCGCCCACATAGCGCTCGCCGCCGGTGTTGTCACTGGCGTCGAGCAGATCCACGTAAAACTCGCCTGCGCCCAGCACGATGTTGTTGGTATGTTGGTCTCTTGCGATAGTCATGACTGTCTCCTAATCTTCAATGGCTTTGGATGACCCGCTCGGTTTCATAGCGCTGGCCGTACCAGACCGTGCCGTCATCGAGGTTGATCAGATTGCCGCCGGCATAACTCAACGACTCTTTGTAACCGGCCGGGGTATAGCCCAGCAGCGCCCGGTGCACGGATTGCTTGAGGGCCTCCAGATTGTCTTCCTCGCCCCGCGCCCGGATGCGCTGGGCGATGACGACCATGACCCGTGCGGTCATCGTCTGCAACACGCTGCCGTCGCGCATCCGGTTCGTCGCCGGGTCTTCCTGGTCGGGCAGCACGTACAGCGTGTTACGCTTGCTCTCGCGCTGGCGCAGCAGGGCCTGGGCCATCTCCAGGGCGTCTTCGACATCAACGCCTGGGAGCTCGGCGGCCAGCTGGGTGCGTACTGCGTCGAGCATCAGTAGGCCGCCAGGTGGTCGCGGTCGAACACCGGCGCAGCGCCGGCCACCACCACGGTACCGGGATTATTGCTCGGCGCGTTATCGAGCTGGGCAGCCAGCGACAAGGCGCCGGAGGCCAGACGCTCCAACCAGCGCAAAGCATCCTGGACGCGCTGGTAGCGCTCGGATTTCTCATCGCCCTGGGTGGCGCCGCCGAGCAGCCGCCAGATCACCAGGTCGTTGCACAGGCTTTGCAGTTTGGTCGGCACGTTGCTCAAAGGCAGCTGATAGCGGTTGGCCAGGTAGCCGTCGATGTCACCGGAAGCGTCCGCGATGGCGGCCTCAATGGTGGCCACCGCCCGGCGCGCCGAGGCGATGGCGGCGGTGGTGTAACCTGAGTAAGTGGCCTGACCGGGGCGCTCGATGACCGCGCTGAGCAACGCGCCGTCCACGGCCGTGTCGGGCGTGGCGGCGCGGGCCAGATCGTCCGCATCGACACGGGCCAGGATGGCGGCAGGCGTGGCGTAGGTCATTCCTGTGCGTCGGTCTGGGCGCGCGTGGACAGATAACCCTCCCAGATGGCGTCGCGCTCGGCGGCAGTGACATCATCGAGGCCACTTAGCGCCTCCAGCGCCGACAGCTTCGGGTAGCCGTTTTTGAGCTTGAGCGAGGCATCGTCCACCATCGCTCGCACCGCCGCCAGGAGCGCGTCGCCACGCGCCCCCAGCGCGGTGAGCGCGGCGGCGTCATCTGCGTCCACGACCTCGACGACCCCCGCAGCCCGCAAGGTCTCGACCTCGCGCACATCATCGATATCGATGAGGGCGCCCTCGGCGTAGTCCTGCCCATCCATGAGCAGGGGCATGAGCAAGCGCAGCCTCATCGCACGACTGAGGTAAACAAAAAGCCGGCGTCCTGACCGACAATCGCCGAGGTATCCTCGGTGGTCACCGGGTAAATCCAGCTGTCGCAGGCGCGATCAAACCAGCCCGGCTCAGCGACCGGGTAGCCATTGACCCGGTAGGTGTAGCCATACGTCGGCGTGCCCATCTCGCCACTGCCGATATTGGTGTAAGCCAGCACCGCGGTCTTGCCCCATAAGTCGTCGAAATCGCCGGCCTCGCCGGTCATGGCCTGACCGACCACCACCTGGTCCACATCGAAATAGCTGGCGAGCTTGCCCAGGGTCACCGACGGCATCCCGGACTCGCTCAAGCCCTCGACATAGCGCAAGCGATCTAAAATCCCCTTGTGATTCTTCAGCGCCTTATACACGCTGTAGCCGATGACCAGCGCATTGGGCAGCATGGCGATCTTCATGCGAATTTGATCTTTGGCGTCCTCGACCAGCTTGTTGGGGTGGCTGGCGTCGTTGTCCCAGCGGTCATTGCCGGCCAGCGCCTTCTTGTTGCTCGCGTCGTAGTTGTCGGCATCGGTCGCCAGCGCAGCGGCCTCGACCTCAATTTGCAAGGAGATGATATTCATCGTCTTGTTCATGGCGCGCATGCCGTAATTGATCGCCGGCACCGCCATCGCTTCTTCCATCTGCTCACGCGGCACCTGACCGTCCAGCGCCCGCTGTACGCAGTTGTAGTTCCGGCTGCCATGCCCGAACAGCACGCGCTGGCGCCCGCCGCCCGGCGCACGCACGGTGGAATACTTGCGGAAGTCATCAGCTTTGAACTCAATGATCTTGCCGCCGCGCTGTGCCACGGGGACGATGGGGAACAAGATCGGCCAGATATGCTCGGCGTTGCGGTAATCGCGGCTGACGTTGGTTAAGATGGGGTCCACCACCCGGTTCTCACCCGGCGTGAGCTGCGCCTGATCAGCAAATTCCACTCGTGTTTTGTCGTTCATGTCGGTCTCCTCGTTGCTCAGGATTAGTTGGGGATCATCATTTAGTTGGGGATCATCATCACCAGGATAATGTCTTCGTCGGCGACGGCGGCCTCGAAGGCCCGGGCCACGGCTACTTGCCCGGATGTCCACTTCTTGGCTTTGCCGGCGGTGGTGGCCATCACCGGGTCGCCGACCGCAATCGCCCCGGATGCCTCCACGGCCACGAGGCCGAGCACATCCACAGCGGTGGACTCGCCGGAGGCGGCCTTGGCGCGGGTGACGCCGACGGCGGCATCGCCCTCAGCGGCCGGCAATGCCCCGGCGATGGTAATGAACCGGCGCGACGCGACGGCCTCACTGGTCTTGATGGTCAGCGCTAAGGCTGGAATGGCTGCATCGGACATGGTGTTCTCCTGCGGTGTAATGAATGGTCGGGGACGGATCAGCGCGCGATGGCCTGGATCGCCTCGGTGTAAGAGCACTGGTTCTGCTCGGCGTACTGCAACGCCTGCTTATGCACGTCGGCGTGGCGCTGGTCAATCTCGCAGCCAGATGGCACCTTCAGGCCCGTGACGGCGCCGGGTTGGGTGGCGTTGCCGTCCGCTGGCGCCAACTCCCCGTACTGCACCTCGGGCGCACGGCGCGCGAGGAACTCCCGCAGCCAATCGGCGGCAGGGGCTTGGTGCGCGACGCCGGACTCGTCGGCATAGTTCACCGTGGTGTCGGCGGGCAGTGAGTCCAGCACGGCGATCACCCCGTCCTTGTCTCGGGGCAGTATCTTCCCGTCCTTGGCAAGACCCTCGGCAAAGTCGCGGATGCCGGCGCGCCGGCGCTCGGTTTCGGCGGCCTCCCAGTCCTGCTCGCGCTGGGCCTGGGCGGCTTCGCGGGCGGCCAGCTCGTCGGCTTTGGCTTGCAGTTGCTCGGCAGTGAGTGTGTCGGTCATAGTGTCCTCCGCATAGTGTGTGTCGTCGCCCTCGGCGACCAGGTAATCCAACTCGTGTTGTGGCAGTATCTGGTCTGCCTTCTCCAGCGATTGGGTCTCAATCATCCAATCGCGCAAAGAGCGCAGCAGGCGCTCTAACACGCCGCCGCGCACATCTGCATACTCGACCGTGACGATGTCTGCGTCGCCAGCCTCGGCCAGCTCCAGCGCCGGCAACCCTTTAATCACCGGCGGCGTCCCGCCCAGCAGCCCCACATGGCGCAGGTAATAGCCTTCCGGCGCCGGGTTCTCGGCCACGCCGGGGCGGTAGAACGAAGCCGATACCTTGCGGTAACTGCCGGCTTTGACGGCCTCCACTAATGCCTCCTGCACCCGCACCGGTTGGGCGGTGACCAGGTGGCTGCTCTCGTCATAATTGAGCGAGGACACCCAGCCGTAGGCGGGTGAGTCGTGCTGCGGGTGACCCAGTACCAAAGGCGCCTCGTGCAGCGCCGGATCGTAGGCGGCGACCGCCGCGCGCACTCGCTCCTCGGTCATCTCGCCGGCCTGTCTGCCGACCCGGAATATGGCTAGCGGCTTATTCATTGCGGGCATTTAATCATGTATTTTTGACACCAGTTTGGAATCCGTGTCACTGAAAAACGTGCTCAACTGCGCGCAGGTCAGTGCCCTCCAGGACACGCTCGGCATCCTCACGTCGGCAAAACCGGATAGCGTCATACGGATTCACAGACAGGAGATAATCCGCCTTACCTCTCTTCCCAATTCTCATAGAGCACAGATACGTAGGCATGCCATTATCGTGGGGCCGCTCCAGCAGATAACAGTTCATGGCAGTTCCACCGTATCCCACTTACTTATCTCACCGGACTCCATGAGGTACTGCACATTGGCCTCGTGCTCGGCCTGGATGTCAGCCTTGTTCTGGCCGTGGTACGGCACGGCCAGACGGCGCTCGACCAGGTAGGCGCTGAGGCGCTGGCCGTTGGCGTCCACCAGGTCCCCCATGGGGCGGCCATACTTGCCCTTCTCGTAGCCCTCGCTCAAAAAATAACACGCTCCCCGCGTCCGGGCCTGCCTCACCCACTCGGCGACCATCTCCCGGGCAAGGTAGCCGGCGGCCTTGTGCAGCGGGCGTTTGTCGCGCAGCTCCGGCGTGTCAAAGCCGTACAGGCGCACCTTGAAGGTTTCTTCCTGGACAAAATCCAGGGTGGCGGTGCGGCCAAACCCCAAGTCCACCCGGATGACATACTCCACCTCGGCGCGCACCGTGTAGGTGTCGCCGTCATACAGCGCAAAATCGGTAATCCGGTAGCGGTACTCGTCCGGCTTGGCCAGGATCTCCGTTTTCATTGCCGCGCCTCGAGGTCGCGCAAGGCCTCTACGACCGGCTCCCAGCGTTTCCAGCCCTTGTCGGCGTAGGTGTGGGCCTCGTCAGCGGTCATCGGGCGCGTATAGGTGCGCGAGACCGCGTTGTCATCGCCCAGCGCCTTGAGGGTCCGCCGCCACCGGTCCACGTGCGCCTGGCCGTGGTGCGTCTCCGCCGCATAGCCGCGTATAGTGGCAATCAGGTCGGCGTATTGTTCCTGCTGCGCCTGCTGCTGCGCCTGCTGCTGCGCCTGCTGCTGCGCCTGCTGCTCCTGCTCCTGCGTCTGCTGCTCCTGCTGCGCCTCCTGCGCCCCCCGGACAATATGCACCGGCTCGGTGCCCTGGTGGGTGCGGGTGGAGTGCTCGGTCTCGCCGTCCCACTGCCAGCCGGTGTCTGACGCCTTCAGCTGCGTCCATATCCCGTCCACCTCGGCGAAGTCAAACCAGTGGCCCATGCGCATGGCCGGGCCGCCGTAACGCGCTGGATTGGCCTCGGCCATCCACGCCGGATACCCGTTGCGCTGCCACAGGCCGACCTGGAGGCGATAATCGTCATCCGTGAGCGCCAGCTCGGCCAGCGTAGCGTGACCCCCGTGCCAGACGCCGTCGGGCAGCGTCACGGACGCCACCGACGCCGGCTTGTCAAGCGGGTTGGAAAAATTGGCCTCGTCGAACACATCTAAGCGCAGAAAGTCGCCTGACCATGCCAGCCAGGCGTCTACCAGATGGCTGGTATGATGCTCGACGCCAAAGCGGATGTGACCGTCCGGGCTGATGTCGCATAGCATCTGCGGGCATGCCCAGTTAAAATCGCCGCCCCAATCCTGGCCGCAGCCGGCGACCCCGACATCTTCCAAGGCGCCGCGGATGCGCTCGTGCAGCGGGTGGCTGCGCACGCTGTCGAGGACCTTAGCGCGGCGTCTCAGTGTGCTGGGGTGGTTATAGGATTGTCCCGGGGCCACGTAGTTCTGGCGCCCTAAGCCCACCAGGGCGCCGGCCAGACCGCAGGCCAGATTTTGCTGACGGTCGCGTAATGCGAGTACGTAGGCGTCGAATATGTCGCTACATAGCGCTGTATATGGATTGCTCATGGTGTCCTCACTGCTTGGTTAATACGACTTGGATTAAGCTCCAGCCGCACAGGTTGCGGGACTGGGTGCCGAGGGCGACTTTCGTGTCGAAATTGTTGCGCGCGTTCTCGGTGATCATCTCAGTTTCCCCATTTTCAATACTACGTCGTTCACCGCGAACAAGTTCGATATCCATAACTTGCGATTAGCGCCGCCCGAGCCGCCGCCCCAGCCCCAATAAACACCCTGGTCCCGCATAAAGCCGTTGGTCGGGCGGGCTGCATTCGTCGCGCTCGACGTGACAGGCGCCAGGTTAAGCAGCTGTTTCATGCGGAATAAAAACGGGCCGCGCTGCAATGTGCCCACCGTACCGCGTGTGCCGCCGGCGCTTTCGTTATGCTCAAACCAGATGGCATACCAATCATCATCGCTCACGTCTGCGGCCGCCGGTACGTCGATGTTGGTGCGCACCAAGTTCGCTGTCGACACCAAATCCAAATCACCCTGCGTTTGCACATCCACAAACGGCCCCTCCGTGCGCCCGGCAAACACAGACGTGCCGACATGGGTGGTGGTCGAGGCCACCAGCACCTCCAACTGCCGCACGCCCGCCACGAGCAGCGGGGTCGTGGCGGAGAAGCATTTGAAGTCCACCGCCGCCGTATTGCCTACATTCCACAACTGGCTCATCGGAAAATCATGCACCGCGCCGGACTCGCTGATAGTGCGGAATATCACCGTGCCCTTCGCCAGGGCCTGCGGCACGAGCATGGGCACGTACTGCTCGCCCACATGGCCGAAGGTGACGCTCGCCGATCTGCTGGCCGCCGC